TCAAAGTTCATAGAACAACTCCACGCCAGTGTCGTCGGTATCAATCAGCGTGCCGCCCAGCATGATGGTGCTGGTACCGGGACGCACGAAAAGCTCCGGGGGATTCAAAGAGGTGGCGCTGGCGGAGATGAGGTCAGGAAACACCTGCCAATCCTTGCCGTCTGCCGTGCTTATCAGGCCCGTGATGTACTTGGCACTCTCCAGGTACGAAATGCCGATGTAGAGCACACCATCGAGATCAGCACCCACAAAGGAAATCTGGAGGATGGTGCGCGCCGAGGTGGCGTCCAAAAGGGGGTACGCGGCAGTTTGACTCCATAGGTGGCCGTCCTCGGAGACCATGGCAACGATGTGCTTGGCGCTGAAGCCCACCGCGATAAACCGGGAGCCGAAGGTGTAGAGCCTTGACACGGGAATTGGCAGTGCAGCTGCTACGGCCGCGAAACCCGTACTGACGGAAAAGGACACAGCATCCGTGCTGACAGCGGCCCTGCTCGGGGAAGCCACGCAGTACACGGTGCCGTTGTGGGCAACGCCCATCCAGGCGCCGAGCGGCGCCTCTGGCAGACCGCGGGCATCCCATGCGCCGGTGCTGGCGTTGTACACCGACATGGCCTGGTCGGTGCGCGACGCAGCCATAAATGCTTTGCCTCCAGCGACTTGGACGTTCCGGACGTAGTCCCAGGACATGGTCCACGAGGCGCCGTTGTCTGTGGACCGATAGACGCGGGCGATACCATCGCCCGCGCCTCCTTCAGCAAAAAACAAGGTGCCCAGCGCTGTGACCCGCCTGAACTGCACCCTGTCACCAGAGCGAACGGTCAGCGTGGTTGTGTCGGTCCCCGTGTAGTAGTCCACGGGAAACGGCGGGTTGCTGGTCGGGCGCGTAGGAACAAGCATGTAAACCGATCCGTTGTGCGCAATGGAATAGGCTTCCACGGAGGCCGGATTGGTTTTGGGGCGCAGCTTGAAGGGCCGTATCCGGGCCGTGACGTAGCTGGGCACACGCCGGTCTGGGCCAGTGTAGATAGTCCGGCTGCGCAGCGGCGCGCCGCCTCCAAAAAGGATGTTGTAGGAGAGCATTAGATCCACCCCTGGGTTGCGGATTGTGTGAAAACTTTGTCGGCGCGGCGGTTGTCCAGGCGCATGTCGTCCTCGATGCCGAGGAACTTGCCCCCGTTGCGGCGCAGGATGGGCGTGTTGGCTCCCGACTGGTTGGAGAGGCGCAGTTGCTCCTGTGGCGCGGCGCCGGCAGGCATCAGGCATTCGCACAGCGGATGCTTGACCAGGTAGTGCATGCCGACGACGAGCGTGTGCGGGCCGGTGGTGGTCAGCTCCTGCTGGGGCATGGAGAACGGCGATCCGGTCAGGCGCCAGCCCATGGGGTCCTGCGCAGGGTCCGTGGCGCTGGCGGTGATGCCCGCAGGCACGCGCCGATAGGTCAGCAGCGAGGTAGGCGACCAGACAGTCGCGCCTTGCTGGTAGTTGCCTGGCGCCCAGCGCTGGGCGCCTGCGATGATGGCCGCATTCTGGGCGCTGGCCTCTGCCGCTGCAGCGGCGATCTGGGCCGCATTCTTGTTGCCCTCCACCGCCTGCATGGCCTGCAGCATTTCAGCGAGGTGCGTGACCGTCCAGGTCACCAGCCCGGCCGTCCAGTTGCGAAAGCCGGTCAGCCAGTTCAGATAGACATCCGTCTTGACGTCGAATACGTCCTGCGGATCCGTGCGGCGATTCGGGATCGCCACCGATTCCTCGGGCGCACTAGGCGGGGGGGTGAAGTTCATCGTCTTCCAGTCCTTCAATGGTTAGATTGCAATCGGAGAAGCCATGGGCCACCAGAACCTGGTCGAAGCCCGTGATATAGCCGTAGGTGGTGAGCACGCCGTAGCCGCGCGCACCTATCCAGACGACCGGTCTGGCGCGATACGCCAGGATTTCGTTGCGCACGCGCTCGTACTGCGTGCCTTGGACGAGGACCTGCAGCTTTAAGCGATCGCTGTAGGCGCCAGGCTCTGCCATCCAGCCGCCCCAGTCGTCGCGCTTCTTGAGGCTCCAGTCGTCGAAGCCGATGGACGGCCGCCACTGGGTATTTCCCAGCCACACGGCGCGGCCGAGGACGACTTCGGCGCAGCGCGCCTTGGCGCCCTGGTTTCGGATGCGGATGGTGATGCTGGCCTGCGTATAGGCTGTCAGGCCGCTGATGTGCAGCTTGCGCTGGCGTTCGATAGGGTTGAAGAAATAGCCCCAGTGGGAATTGCCCGAAGGCCTGAGCATCAGGCGCTGCCCGCTGTCGAACACCTCACCGTCGACGGGATCGACCATCGACACCTGGACGTCATGGGCCTGCACGCCCAGCAGCATCACGTCGGTGACGACGCGGCCAGGCTTGATGACCACCTCGATCATGTCGTCGGCCTCGGTGAACGACCCCAGGCTGGCGTCGAACATGCGCAGGCGGTTTTCGACACCGCGCCTTTGCCACTTGCCGTCCGAGCTGGCCGGGTTGTTGCCGGTGTTGGCGTCGGCCATGCTGCGCCAGATCACGCGGTCTGCATCAATGATCTCGTCGTTGAGCGCGTAGGTCTTGCCGGCCACCCAGGCCAGCAAGGTGCTGGCTGCCACATTGGTGGTCATGTTGCTGAGCGAGACCGGCAGCGGTGGCAAAAATCCCATGCCGTGGGTGAAATCGCCGTTCATGCGCACTCCCGTTGCTTGACGCCCAGGGCGTCGTTCTTGCGCGCCAGGCTTTCCATGCTGTGCAGCAGCACCAGCTGCTGGCGGCCGATGTCATAGAGCAGCTGCTGCAGGCCCTGCACCGACCGGACGACCTCCGACCAGCCGCCACCGTCGCCCTGAAGGCTTGCCAGCAATTGCCGGGTCTGCCGAGCGTTGTGGATGCGCGAGGGGCCGGTAATCTCCAGCTCAGGACCGTCCTCGCCGACCAGGCGGATGCCGCCAAAGTGGTCACCACCACCCATGAAGCGGGGAATGCCGAACTGATCCAGGGCCGCGTTGACGTCCTTCTCCGTGTAGCCGTACAGGTAGGCCAGATCCTTGGCCGTGCCGCCGGCGGCCTTGATGTCGCGCGCCAGGCCCGCCAGGTCGCCCGTCCCGTCGTACTTGTGGAAGGTCGGTGCGAGTTTGTCCAGGTGGGCGATCCTGTCCTTGTCCGTCTCGAACTGGTAGATGGCCTCGCCATCGCCCATGCTCGCCACGGGAACCTTGTACTTGCTGGCGGCCGCGCCCGACCCGCCCGAGCCGCCATGCAGGGATGGCGGGCCCAGATCGCCGCCCGAGCTGCCCCCCTTGCCACCTGTGCCCGCGTTGCCAGCGTCGGTGGTCGTCTTCTCCTTGATGATCGCCGCGCGGAACTCGGCCCAGGCCTGCTCGGAGGTGAGCAGCCGCGTGTCGATGCCGCGTGCAACGTCCAGTGCCTCCTTCTCGGCCTTGAGCAGACGGTCCAGATAGTCGACCTGGTTCTTTTCCTGCTCCAGGATCAGCTCGTCGGTGGACAGCTGCTCACCGGCCGCATCGTGCAGCACCTCCAGCTTGTTGGCCAGGATCAGCTGCGCGGCCTCGTAGTCCAGGCGCGAGCGGTATCCCTGCGTGGTGATGCCGCCGCGTGCGGTGGACGCGGCTTCCCCGATTTCCGCAGCCTCCGGCAGGTAGCCCGTGGTGCGGTAAGTCTGCAGCGCCTGGTCGATGACCTGGTCGGCGCGGTCGATGGCCATGCGGTGGGTCGCCTCGACCTGGCCACGCAGCTCGTTGACCTGCTCGCGCAAGGTATCCATCAGGGCGCGCTCTGCATCGACGCGCTCCTGCGCCGCGTCCACGCGGGCCTGCGCGGCCGTGCGCTCCGCGTCAATGGCGCGCTCCAGCGTAGCCCAGGCCTTGTCCGTGGCAGCACGGGCTGTCCGCTCTGCCTCTTCCTGGGCCTTCTTCGCCGCTTCCTCTTTCGCTTTGGCCGCATCTTCCGCCGTCTTCTTGGCCTCCTCGGTGGTGCGGGTGACGGCCTTGAAGGTGCCATTGAGTTTGAGCAGCTCGGCGGCAGTCTCGGCCGAGGTCTTGCCGGCGCCGCCCACGGAGCCAACGATTTTTTCGATGCCGGCGCCGAAGTCTTTCAAATTGCCACCGCTCTTGAGCAGCTCATCGATCTCAGCCGTCATCTTCGCGGCCAAGCCAGAATCCACGTGGCCTTCACCCGAAACTACGGTCTTCACGAAGTCAGCGAAATAGCCCGTGGTCTTGCCGTTGCGGAAATCCGTCAGGTCAGATTCGGAGAATACGCTGAGCTGGTCCTTCAGCACCTTGCTGCGCGCTTCCTCTGCGCTGGAAGCCTCGAGCTTGTCCTCCACCAGCTTGCGAAACTGGGCCTGTGCGTCATCAGCGTCGAGATCAATGTCGACGCCCAGATCCTTGAGCTGCTTGTCCAGTTCTTTCTTGGTAGCAGTCTTGCGCTCGTCTTCGCTGTAGAAGTTCTGGTAGAAGCTGCTGGTATTCGCGTTGAGCGCTTCGATCCCGCCCGAGGCCTTGATGAGGGCCTCAAAAGCCAGGTCGGTCATGTCGGCAAAGCCGGTGATCTTCTTGCCCAGCTCCTCAAAGGAGCGGCCGATCAGGTCGATGGTCTGGAAGGCGGCCTGCAACGCCTCGACATTGGGTGCTTCGCCCAGCGAGTCCAGCGTGGTGCGCATCCAGCTGGGCAGGTCCGCCTTCTTGAGTTCGGACACCAGCAGTGAACCGGTCTGGCCCAGGAAGGCCTTGTAGGCCTCTTCCGGGTTGTTGCCCAGCGAGCGGTTTTCGAAGCCGGCCAGGATCATGCCGGTCGTCTTGTCGATGATCTTGGCGTAGCCGTAGGCGTCCTCGTCGCTGTACCGGCCGTTGGCGGCAAAGCCGCCCACCAAGTCGATGTCGCGCACTCCGCCCATGGCGTACTTGCCCAGGGATCCGTAGACCAGGGCCAGTCCGTCCAGACTGGTCTTGAGCTGCTTTTCGATGCCATCGCTGTGGCGGCGTGTCAGATCGTCGTACCAGTCGCCTGCCGCGCGGCCGAACAGCTGCTCGGCCGCCTTGTCATTGCCAATGCCGGCCGTGCTGTAAGCCGCGCCGCCATGGTTGGCGCCGCGGGAGCCGAAGGCCTTGTCGAGCGCTCCACCGAGGAAGCTGCCGATCATCGAACCGATGCCCGGAAGAATCCAGGTTCCCACCGCCTGACCCACAGCGGCTCCGTACTGTCCTTGGGACAGGCTGTACAGGCTTCCCAGGTAACCGGCAGCAGAGCCAATCCCTCCCTGGAAACCGGGAATGTCTTTCAGCCAGGTGTCGAACCGGCCTACGGTCTTGCCCAGGTCCTGCAGTGCTTCACCGGCGATGTTCCAGCCATTGGACATGAGCTTGAGTGCGGATTCATTCAGGTACTTCTGCGCCGAGGTTCCCCAGGTGGACCAGTCCGTCAATCCACCGCCCAGGCCCGTGCCCTGCGCATCACCAGCGCCCGCTGTTCCCGGAGCACCGCCTTGACCGAGGAAGTTGCCGACGAACCCCCTGAGCTGAGCGAAGACAGGCACGAGAAACGGCCGCGCAAACGCCTTGTACATCTCATCGGCCACAGAGGCCTTGAACGTCGCACTCAGGCTCTTGGTGAAGGTACGCCAGCCTTCGGTGCCGTTGGCCAGCATGTCCGTGAAGCCCTTGCGGAACATCTCGTCCATCTGGTCGACCGATTTCTGAGTCTCCTGCATGCGGACACGTTCGGCAACATTGGCCTTGGCCTGGTTGGCTGCGGCCGTGGCGTCGTCCTTGAGTTTCTGGGCGCCAGCCGCATCATCCGGATTCTTGGCCGAGATGTCTTCGAGCTTTTTCTTGAGCTCGATCGCGACCTGGTACTGCTCCAGCGCGATCTTGCGGTCGCGTTCCGACATGGCTGCCAGAGACTGCTCGAACTGCACCGCCTCACTGGCCGCCTTCACGCTTTTGGTGTACTCGTCCACCTTGCTGGCAGACTCGTTGTAGCCCTTGACCCGGGCGAGTTCGCGCGTGGCCTCGACCTCTTTGCCAACGGCCTCGGCGACCTCCCTGGAGCAGCGGACACTCTCTTGCCCGGCCGCGTTGTCTTCCAGCTCCGCGATGGTCTTCTCGACCTGCTCCTGGCGCAGTTGTCCCAGCGCCTCCCCGGTCAGGCCGATCGCGCGCGTTTCCTGCCGGGCGAGGTCCAGGTTCTTTTCGGCCAGTACGGCCTTGGTCTGGTGCTCCTTGACGAGTTGCGCCACCTCCTGCTGCCTTTTCTGCAGTTCCTGATCGCGCTTGAGCTCCTCATTGTCCTGCTGCGTTCTGGCTGGCACGGCCGGTGGCGCGTAGCTGACGGTCCGGGGTACCGCAGGCGGCTCTTTCTTCTGCGCAGGCGCGTCGGTTTTCTTGCTTTGCTCCTGCGGCTGTGGCTGTCCCACCAGCGGCGGATTGATGAACCCGCGGCCGCCGCCTGCATTGCGCTGACCCTGTGCAGCCATCAACTCGCGCTGCACCTGTTGAAGCTTCTCGACCAGGCGCTGGGCATCGTCATGGGCCGTGCGCACCCACACATTGCGCGATGTCGCTGCCCCCTTGGCTTGCAGCATCTCCAATTCAGCCCTGGCGCGCGGAAGCTCCTTGGCCAGATAGGCTGCCTTTTCCGCATTCGACTGGAAGGCCGTGCTGATGTATTGCAAGCCCACCGCGCGCCCGGCTATGTTGCCCAGGCCGCTGCTGATCTGGCCCAGGAAGCCCGACCCGTTGTCACGCGCGCGCGACATGGACTCCGAAAAGGCGTTCATGTCGTTGGCCGCTGCATTCATGCCAAAGGAGATCATCTGGCTGATGCCGGAATCACCCACGGCGGACTTGAGCTTGTCCCAGGCGTTGGCCATGCGCTGAGTGCCGGCATCCAGCCTGTCCGCCGCCTTGTCGGTCCCCTCTCCCAGGGAGCTTTGCAGCGCCTGCGAGAAACGGGGCAGAAAGTCCTGCGTCACGATCTCGCCGGTCTGCAGCATCTGGGAGAACCGCTCCTGTGTCACACCCAGGGCCTGAGCGCCGACCAGCGCCGCATCCGGGATATGTCCCAGTTTCTCGCTGAAGTCCGACGCGCCTATCGTCCCCTTGCCCATCAGGTCGAGTACGGCTGCCAACGAGGCATTGCCCTGCTCCACGGAAAGGCCCATGGCCGCGTTGGCCGAGGCAATCCCCGTGAAGATGGTCTGCACCTGCGCGCCTTCCAGCGCCGTACCACGCGCCTTGGTGGCGAAGTCGGCGTAGGCCTGGCCGGTGGCGTTGAGCTGCAGGCCCAGCCGATCGGCCAGGGCCGTGACATAGGCCAGCTCCTGCGCGCCCTTGCCGCCGGTGGCAAGATCCAGTCGCGTACGCAGATTCTCTGTCTGGGCACTGGCCGTGTAGAGGGCCTCTCCCACCTTGGCCGCCGAACCCGCCACCTCCAGCATGGCATTGGCACGGCCGGCAATCTTGCCCATGGAAGTAGACAGGCTCTCGATATCGATGCTGGCACGCGCCGACACAAGTCCCGTATCCGTTGAGGCACCTGCGAACTGCGACATGTCGGCATACGCCTGCTGCAGCTTGCCGTGGAGTTTGTCGAGCTCCTGGGAGAACTGGGCATTCTGCGCACGCAGCTCGCTCAGGCTGGGCGTCTCGGCGATGCCTATGCTTTTGACCGCTGTACTCATGCTGATCTCTGTTCGGTATGCTTGACCGCTTGTGTTTGTCTTGAAAGGCCGGAGCCGAGGCCCCTATGCCTCAGCCCCGGTTGAGCTGGCGCAGCGCCTGCGCCTCCAGTACCTGCAACTGCGCGAACACCTCGCCGCGCTGCGCGGCGGGCACCGCGTAGCGGCGCATCACGATCTCGACCCCGGCGTAGTCCAGCCCGTCCCAGTGCCACTGGCCCCAGGGCGTGGCCGTCCTGCGCCACTGGGTGGAGCAGCCGAGGTACACGCTCCAGGCCATCGCATGCTCCGGCCACAGTTCGTAGTCCTCGGGATGCTGGCGTTGCAGATCGCCGGGCACCATCCGGTCGGGGTCGATCCCCATCTGCGCGCACTGGGCGCGCAGCTCGTCGTCTACGAGATAGCGGTCTGCGCCGTCGAGGCCGAGGTGATGCCGGACAGCGCCACGGAGTTTTTTGTGGCGGCATCCCGCTGGTGCACGTTGAGTCCGTCGAACCAGGCCACGGCCATGGCCTGCTCCAGTCCCGGGTAGGCCTCCTCGGCCGCCAGGCGCTCGTCGCGGCTGTAGGGCACGGGTGTTCCTTCGTCGCCCAGCATCCCCTCCCAGCCCACAACCACTTCGTCGAGCAGTTCAGGGATGGTCATGCGCCGTACCTCCTGCGAGCCATCGGGCTGCGTGGCGGGCTTGCCGACGACGATGAGTTCATTGATCTCGTCACGCCGCGCCTTGCCCAGGCGCTTGAACACGACGGCAAAGTGATGGGCTCCGAACCTGCCCTCATCGACGGGCAGGTACAGCGTTGCGGGAACGGAGATGGTGGGCTTGAGCCCGGAAATCTTGACGGCCATGGTGATCCTTGGATGTGTAGTTGTCAGGCAGGGAGGTGAGGCGTCAGATCTCGATGGACCACTCGTCGTTGCCCGCGTCGGAGGGAATGAACGACAGGGGGATGGTGATCATCTGCACGCCATCGCTGTCGCTGTAGGTCGGCTTGCCGATCTGGGCGCGCGCGCTCTTGAAACTGACGGTGTTGGTGGCGCCGGGGCCATGCTTGAGCGTGACGGGCACGATGGCGCTGGCACGCGCCAGGCCGATCCAGTCCTTGGTGGCCACGCTGGTGTTCTCGAAGGTGACGCTGCCCGTGGACTTGCGGTCCGTGATTTCCACGGTGTCCACATTCATCAGGTCGCGCTTGACCACCTGGTTGCCGCACTTGAAGCTGAAGGCGCTGCAGGCCACCGCCAGGCCGTCGAGGGTCAGTTGGGTGTTGGTCTTGTTGACGCCCAGGGGAGCGACGAAGTCGCTGTAGTCCACTGCCGGCAGGGCCTCATCCACGGCGGGAACGAAGGAGCCCGTGAACTCGAACTTCCACTTGGGAATGGCCTTGGCATCGGTGCTGAATTCCACCTCGCCGCGTGCACCATGCATCTTGTAGAGGGTGCCGTCCACGTTGCCGTAGATGGTCACGCTCTGGATGCCGTCGGTCACGGGAGAGAAGACTGTCTTTACGCCAGTCTCGGTGCTGGCGCTGGCGGCACACGCACGCAACAGGTCGGTCACGCCGGGACGCTCGCCCGCTGCGGCCACACCCGCGAATTCCACGGAGAACGACACCTTCTGGTATTCGGTGACCAGGGTGCTGCCGCTGGAGCCGAAGAAGGGACGGATGTTGTTGCGCTCGACCACGTCGCCCTCGATGGGGGTGAGGGTCACGTCGCTGACCAGCATGGCATTGGCCGCCAGCGGTACGACGGCCGTGCCGACAACGGTTTCAACCAGGGCCAGGAGGGCCATCTTGCGCATGATCTTTGCTGCCATTTGGAAAATCCTTTGAAGAGACAAACAGAGGTTTCGCGGCCTTGGGCGCCGTTCTCCAGCGCTGCGGGCCACAGGGGTTGCGGGAAAGGTGCGGGGTATCCGGTCTAGGCCCGGTTCGGTGGTGTGCAGATCACAGGTAGCTCCAGGTTCTGAGTTGCAGGACAACGGAGTGGCATCGCACTCCCGCGAAATCCACAGGCTCGGCACGCACGACCTGCACGCCATCGGTGCTGTCGTCGCTGCCTGCCAGGGGACCGGGCTGGCACGCGCCGCCCAGGGTCGGATCGGCTCGCACCAGGGCGCGGAACTGCTCGACCAGGTCGTCAAGCAGCAGTTCGCTGGCCTGGGTGTCGGAGATGGCCAGGTAGCCATGCAGCGTCCACTGGTGCACGCTTACCGTGCGGGCCGTGCTGCTGCCGTGCTCGGCCGTGCTGCTTCTGCGCAGCCACCAGCCGCGGACATGGGCCGTGCCTGCTGCAGGCGGCGTGTACGTGAACAGGGCGGCCAGCTCGGCATCGCTGGCGGCATGGCGTTCGCGGTCCTGCACAACGCCGATCTGCGGCACCGAGGCCAGGATGGCCACGATGGCGTTGCGATGCTGGGCCAGTGCATTCATGAGCGCAGCACCGGAAAGGCCGCCGCCACACTCGCCGCAGCCTCGGCCACGATGGGCCGCAGATGAGCGGAAAAGAGCAGGAACAGTTGTGCGATGGCGTACATGGGTCACTCCGTTGGGGGACGCAGAAAAAGATGCGTCGTTGCGATGGAGTGACTGTGCCGAGGCAGGCAAAAATGAATAAGGCCTGCATATGCAGGCCCGGTTTCAGCGTCCACAGGCGCGCGCCTTCTCAGGCGCAGCGGACCTGGATGCCAGGCACATGTGCCTTGGCCCGGCACATCCCAACGGCCAGGCAAGCGCAAACGTCCTGCCGCTCGGGCAGGCACGGACGCACGAAAGAGGTGGACGAAAGAGGAGGACGAGAAAGGCTGGGAGAAGACGGAAACGCCCAGGTCGCCTCAGGCCTGCGGCAAAGTCTCTGGAGCGATGCTGGGCGGCGCGGCCCGGGGGCTAGAGTTCTCCGCCATGCCAGAGAACCCGGCCGCAGATGCGCAGCCGGTTGGCGGCTTCGCCTTCCAGAACCTGGGGCGGATAGGCGGGGTTGTAGCTGACGATGCGCACACCGCCCGTGCTGAAGTCGCGCTCCAGCAGCTTGACGTAGTTCTCACCCTCCAGCTCGATCACATAGACACCATCCTGGGTCAGCGTATCGACCGAGGTGTTGACCAGCAGGATGTCGCCGTCGTTGATGCGGTCCGCCATGGATCTTCCACGGGCACGCACGATCTTGGCGTTGTGCCTGCCCAGTCCCTTGGACTGCAGCCAGGACGAACGGAAGGCGAAGCGGCCTATCACCTCGTCGGGGCCGTTGACGGCCCCATGCCCTGCGCTGACGTGCGCATCGAGCATCTCGATCTGCGTGAACTCGTCTTCGGCCGCCCCGCCATGCCGAGCGGCAGGCTTCGCTGCGCCCGTGCCGTTGAAATACTCCAGCGGCCGGCCCGCTCGCTGCGAGGCCCGCAGCAGTTGCCGTGCCGGCACTTCGCCGCGCTTGCGCCAGGTCCGCACCGTTTCAGGCTGAACCTCCATGCCGGCCATCCAGTCGGGTCCCAAGGCTTCAGCCATGCGCGCCAGTACCTCATCAACGTTGGATGTAAGCGCATCAGTCACAGGTTTTGCAGGCATGGCGAATCTTGACAGTGGTTCGTTATGGACCAAGAATATGGTTCAAATTGAACCGTTTCCTTTTGAACCACGAGCGTACAGCCAAAATGCATTCCGAACACCATCCGGCACCCGCCTTCCAGGGCTTTCGGCCTGCTGCCCTGCCCCCCACCATCGGCATGCACACGCCCGTGGCAGCTGCCTTGGACCCGCGCCATGGCACTTGCAGCGATCTGCTTCCACCGCTGCTGCAGGACTTCGAGCGCCTGATCGGGCTGCAGCCCACGATGGCCCTGGTGCAGCGCTGGGGTGGACTGCGCATCTACATTCCCACACCGGACAAGGTCACAGCCGAGCATCCCTATGCGGCCACCATCGGCGTGCAAGCCTTGCTCCAGCTCGCCCGTGAGTATGGCGGCCTGCCCCACTTCCAGCTGCCCAGGGCGGCGCGTGCACTGCAGGCACTGCGCAACCAGCGCATCGCTGCAGACTACGCCACGGACAAAACGGCCCGGCAACTGGCTGCCGAGCATGGGATTACGGAAGGCCAGGTGGGGCGCATCGTTGCGGCGCTGGGCGTGACAGCACCGGCCAGGCGACGGCGCAATCTCGTGGGCTGA